ATCCATCCCTTTAACGGTGATGACTACATTTGGATTTTTGGCGCGTTGTTGGGCTATGTGTTGCGCTGCTTCCGCCTCGGTTGCGAATGTCGTGGAGCCACCGCTACTACCTGTTGCAGTTACAGTTTTTGTCGTTACTTCGATTGCCGAGAGATTTTTGTCTGCTCCCGCCTCATAGAGCGGGCTTGCATCCCCCTTCCCATCAATCGGAGTCGTGTTGATTTCTGGCTCTGGAGTCGGCGGCGGTTCCACCTTCACGTCAATCGGCCTCTGTCCTTGCGCCTGTCCGCTATCCCGCAACCGCCTGCCTAGCAGCGCGGCAACGACTTCCAGCGTCTGGCTTTCCAGCATTTTCAGCGTCGCCGCGTCTTCTTTCGTGCGTTCAGCGGGTGCAATGGCGCGGATGCGCTCGGCTTCCGCTTGCATTTCCTCTTCAAAATTGGCGCGGTCGGTATTCCTGACAAGTTGCACGCCAGCCGCCTTCGCTTTCGCCTTAATAAACGCATCGCGCCTCTTTGGATTTCCGCCATCCAGATACTCATCCGCGTAGTTCAGTTGACGCAATTCGTCCTTCTCGGAAAAGGTCAGCTTGTCCTTTGCCTCTAGTGCCGCCTTGCGATCCAGTAATGCCTCAAAAAACTCAGAGGTCGTTGCCGTGTGAATCGGTTGCCCATTGATCTCCACCGCCGTAGCTCCTTCGGGGAATAAAATGGCGCGGTAGTTGGCAACGGCCCGCCTGTTGCCATCCGTTGCCGCATGAGTTAATGCGCCGACGCCTCCGCCTAGCACAGCCCCTATTGCGCCGCCTTCCAGCCCTTGCTCGAAGGCTTGTAACGACGATCCGCCCTTGTTTGAACCGCCCAGCGCATTCAATGCTTGGCCGTATTCCTCGGCGGATTCCTGTGCAAACTCTTCGCCCCCCGTTCTGGCAATGGCCCCGACATATCCCTTGGCCGTGCTCGCCGCTTTACCCCTTGCGAGGTTGCTCATCGCCTTTTCCGCGCCGCCGATATATTTCATCGTTGCGCCCGTGATCAATCCATCCACAACAGCTTCACCCGTTGCGCGCCAGCGCGCTTCCGATTCCGGCACCCCTTGATCAATGAGCCTGCCATACGCATCCGGGAAGGATGAACCAGCGACATGAGCGAACCCGGTGCCAAGCTGCGCGGCCATCGCCACGCGAGCACTCGCGCCCGCCGCACCAGCTACGCCGCCCGTCGCCACGTAGGGAAGCAGGCTTGGCACCGCCGCCACCACCTTTTGCGGAAAAACTGGAGTTCCAGTTGCCTCACCAAGCCGGGACATATTACTCGCCTCTTGGCCCATGCCTTGCGCCACCTTTAGGGCGGCATCGCTGCCAGCCATGCCGGCCAATCCATAGATGGATTGCGAGAGTTGCGCCAGCCCGCCTTCGGTTCCAAGCGCGATGGTGTTGAATATCTTGCTAGGGATGCCGATTTGACGGTTGTAATTCTGCACAAGTTGCCCGTCTGAAATGTGTTTGCCGCCATGCTTCGCTTCGTATTTCACGAACGCGCCTTGCTCGCGTAACACCGGCAATAGATCGGTTGCAGCCTGCTCGCGCAACGCCTCGAATCGTCCCTTCGCCGCTGCTACTTGCTTGGCATCGCCACTGCCAGCCGCATCCACCGCTTTAAGGTATTCGGCTTCATCGAGTGCAAGCTTTGGGCTTACCCATATCGCGCCGTTACTGAGGATCGCAGTCGGCTTGATGTTGCGGCTCGCATCCATCTTATACTGATCGGCTGCGCGCTGGAATATAGCCGGGTCGGTCAAGTCAACGCCCATGTTATCGGATGCCATCTTAATTGCTTCCGGGTCTTTATCGTAAAACGCTTTGCCAAGGATTCGGTTTGCCTTTTCCGGGTTTCGATTTTCCCGAAGAGCGTCGCCGTAAATAACGCTTCCGCCGCCCGTGGTAATCGCCTTCAATACGCCACCAATCGCGTTGCCTGTTTCGGTGATAGCGTTACCTGCCGCATCGCCCCATGTCTCGTTGAACGGAAGGTCGCCAGCCACCTTGTCCAGCTTCGTGAAATCAATCGCTGGATTTGCCTTCGCCGCCGCATCCTCCTTGCGCTTGCGCTGTGATCGCGCCTCGCCTTCCGTCAGTGCCCCGCTCCAATCCAAGCGGGACGGGATGCTATTCATAAACCGAAAGTCGTCCACTGTCTGATTCACTGACAAAACGGCTCGCGCCACTTCTGGCGGTGCCTCTGGTAGTTCAGGAGCAGCGGGTGCGCCAGCCCCGCCGTAGTCTTGTGTAGGAACTATTTCCGAACTGGCCCTGTCTTCATCATCCAGAAAGCGAACCTTTGTCGGCGCATCGTCTAAGAAATTGAGTGCCATAGGTCATTCGAGAATTGCGCGTGCTGGTTTTCCTGTTCTTGGGTTGATTACGAGTATCTGGTCGCCCTTCTTCCGCCCTGCTTTTAGCGCAGCGGCCTCATCGGGATAAACGGTGTCATCTTTTGATCCGTCGCCAAGTTCGACTATCAGGGCATCGTATTCTTCCGTGAGTGCCTTTGCTTTATTTTCCTGCTCAATAGCAGCGGCCTCTAGCTCTTTTGATTTTTTAGGGGTTGTGCCTTTCATTGAAGCGCGAATCTTTCGTGCCTCACGGGTAAATCCGTCAATGTCGTCCTCCAGCTTGTTGAGTCGTCTCTTTTGTATATCGCTAATCTGCTTTTCAGGGGGTGTAGTCACTAGCTTCTGTCGCCACCCGCCAGATGCCATTTTATCAAGTCGAACAATCTCCCCGTCCTCGCGCTCGTATTTGCCGCCACCGATTGATGTCAGCCCTACCTGAGCTTCTTCCAGCGTTGCGTGCGTGCGATCAAATGCGTCAGCCTTGGCTTGCGCGGCCATCTTCGCCCGAACCGCCATGTCCTCTTGCCGATCTTCCTGCATCGCTGCCCTGCCGTCAGCCCCGATCATGCTCGCCGCGATGGCTTGCCGCTGCTTTGCGTTAGTGGTGATGCCCGATCCCCCCTCAATATCTGCAATCGTGTTTGCGATCTTTTGTGCGCGACTCAGCGTGCGCGGAACTTGTATTTCTTCCGGCGTCATTGACGCCATTTCCGGCACCGCCTGCTCAAGCTGTTGCTGTCCATAGCCGATACCGATGCTTTGCGGCTCTAGGCTGGATGTTGGTGTTTTATTCAGTTGCGTTTGCCCTAGCCCAATGGGTTCAGAATAGACCGATTTCGTTTCAGTCTCCGGCACGCGAGTAACGGGTGCGAGTGGACTTTCATCCGCGCCATATCTCAGCTTTGCAATCGCCATTTGGTTTGCATCCCGGCGCAACTGATTTTTCTCAGACATAGCAAGGCGCGCATCCGCCCGCGCATCCTGCCGCTCGCTCATCGCAATCGCGTGCTGCTGGTTTTTCCACTGCAAATGCTGCTGGTTTTGCGCCTGCATCATCTGCTGTGCTTGCGGCGTCTGCATGGCAAACGGATGCCTTGCGCCAAGCCCAATTAGCTGTTGCTGATAGTCGGGCGATTCAGGCGACAACTGAGACATTTGCTGCCCCAAGCTGGAAAGCTCTTTCATCGTCGTCACGGTCTTTAAGCCGACCTCAATCATTTGCCCGGCTTGCGCCAGCGAATTGACAAGGCGATCCCCGTAACGCTCGCTCATGGCGAGTTGCGCTTGTGCTACTCCCGGTTCAAATCCTAGTGGCATATTATGAAGTGATCAACTGTCTGGTATTTTTGTCGTATTGAGCGTAATCATTCGCCCCGTAATTCGTCTTGTTGTTCTGTTGCGCCTGTTGCATCTGCGCGTAAGTGCTCATCAAGCCCGCCACGGTGTTGCTGGCCCCCTGCACGGCCTGCCCCTGTGCGAGAGCCGATTGCTGTTGGTTGTTGATCATCGCCTGCCCAACGGCGTTCTCAAATCCAGCGTTCATTTGATTCGTCTGATTGATCGCGTTCGCGTTGAACTGCATCCCGTTCATCGCCAATGCCGGGTTCATAAATTGGCTGCTGACATCAAACAAGCCCGGCGTCATGCCAACTGCCGCCTGATTTGCTCCCTGTGCAAACTGTGTGCCCCACTTGCTCAAGTCGAGTGACGCCAGCCCAAGGTTGCGAAGGTTCAATCCGCCCAAGGCAGTGCCGCCACCACCCGCGCCCTGACTCATGCCAAAGCCGCCTTGGATGCCGCGCTGCGCTGCCGCTCTGCCGATGTTGCCAACTACGTCACTTGGCAGTTCGCCACGGGCAAAGCTGGCGGCATTGCGCCCGATGAGTTCTTGGTTCTGTTTGAAGTAAGGCTGAAACTTCTCGTAGCCTTTCATCGCCTGATTCTGATTGAACCGATTGACGTTGTTCGCCAAGAACATGGCCGCTGGCGTGTTTGCCTGATTCGCTTTCGTGGCAAACCGTGCTGCGTTCTGCCAGTCCGCAAGCTCCGGGTCATCCAGCTTGCCCTTCTTGGCGAGTGCCGCCATGCCGGATTGCGCCGCTTTCGAGGATTTCGATGATTCATTTGCTGCGTATGCAGCCCCGCCTGCTGCAATGACGGCCCCGGCGATGATAGCGCCCATTTAAACTTCCTCCTTCACATTATTATTTTGTTTCATCACTTGAAAAAACAACGCCGTCCAAGGTTCCAGCCTTGCCTGAACAAACAGACTCGGCGCGAGATTCGGCGGCATCCCCAATGCAATGGCGACGGCTGCGGTATAGCAGGCTGGATTCGGATGCAGGTCTTTGCCTTGAAGCAGAAGCGCGCTCTGTTGCTTCTCGATTTGCTTGATGATTTCCGGCCATCCCGCTTCCAATGCTTCATGCACCTTAACGAAAACGGGGTCGGCTTTGCCTTTGATGAAGCTGTTGCCAAATCCTGCTACCCTGTCCGGCTCCTGTGATTCACCCGCAAGCACGCGATACGCCTCCACAACAGGCCCGTGAACGTCTCCAAGCGTGGCGAGTGCGGCGATGTAGCTCTTTACGAGGTCGCGGCTACCAAACGCCGCCTGCTGCAATGCCATCGTCGAACAGTTCTCGCGGAACACGCATTGCGCGTGCGCGTGATAAAGCGCGCCGACAAGTCGCATTTCCGGCTCCGTCAGTGTTTGATTATCGTCCCAAAACTTGTGCATGAAATAGTTCCTTTCGTTGTTCGATGTGTAGGCTGTGCATTTTCGTCAAATGTTCAGGCGGCAGATGTTCGCCGGGGCACGCCCATTCCCACAGCTTTCTCATCCCGCCCAATGTCGTCAGTTCCTCGCAGTCCATCACTTTCGGCTCTGCCAGTTGCAAGTAATCCGATGCGCGGCTTTCCAGAATCTCGTAGCCAGCATCCATGCGGGATGGATCAACGCCCGCAACCTTGGCAAGCGCGGCCTTGGATGATTCAGCGGGACGACGAATGTAAATGAAGTTCGCTTCCGGCATCATCAAGTGTAATGACCGCCAGATTGTCAAAGACCCCGGACACGCGATGCCGCTGAACTGCGCGGGTTGTCTGCGGATGGACGAAACAATGTCCTCCACGGGGCGCGTAGGCGCATACACTTCATGCTGACAAAACACGTTGCCAACTGTCAGGAAACAGGAAATCCAGCCCGTCATTGAACGGGGCAGCGCGAGAATGATGAATGGTTTTAGCTCCATGACTTGTAGTTCCCCGCTAAGGACGGATTGGCGAAATTACTGCGGAAAGTGACCTGCTTCACGTTACCCGCGCTGTCGGCATCCCGCATCTGCGCTTTCAGTTCATCGAGTGCCTGATTCATCCATGCGGTGTATTGCTCCAAGTCGCGCCGACGAAGTGCCGCGATAGCAGAGCACGCGGACATGAGCGCGAGCGGGTCGTTATAGGGAATCAGTTGATTCACGCTATCCACTTTGATGTAGCGCGTCTTGCCCAAGATGCGGGCGATGTTGCAGCCCCAAAACATTCGTGGCAGTTCCTTGCGCCGGAATAGCCCTTCCTCTGTGTCCGGCAGATACGAACAGAAGTTGAACCGTTGCCCATCGTCGTATTGCAGTTGAAGTAAGACAGGCCCAGTTGTCTTTGGCTTCTTGAAATACGTCACGTCATACGCAACTGACTCCATCGTGACTGGCATCGCGTCCCGTTTCAACACCAGAGTTTCGCGCACAGGAACGCCGTGCTCATTGGTGACTTCGATGAGCACTTCCTTGCCCGCGTCCGCGTCCTCTGTCGCCACCAGCGCAATTCGGATTCCGCGTGTCTTTGGCAGGTATTGCGGGATGTAGAAGTCGCCCAAGTCGCGGCACTCGAATACGCCGCATCCGCCGTAGTTGCCGCCAGTGGCAACCTTTCCGATGTAGAACTCGCTCCGCTGACGAAGCGGCAAGCCGTTAATGCCGATTTGCCGAGCCTCCCGGCAATCCTGCGGGAGCGCGAAACATCCGCTGTTCACCGGCACATACCACTCGAAAAGCGTGCCCTCGCTGTCAATCCGCTTGTGCAACGCGAAACACGCCTTGTCCAAGAAATCGAGGATGACTTTGATCCCGTCCTCGGTAGTAGGACACACGCCGCTGTCCAATACCATCGGCGCAACGTCCGCGAGAATGTCATTAACGATGGTGCGCTGTGTTTTCACCGTGTTAGAGAACGAACGAGATATGAAAAAGCGAAGTTTTTGCCAGTGGGAATATCTTCGATACCAAGGGTGCATCCGCCAACTTCGCGAGTTCCTGTGATAACACGAAAGTTTGGCTTGTTTGCGCCAAGGTTTCCCGTATCTCCGTAGAACGTGCCGATCACCATGTAGTTTGTATCGGGCATATCTGGTTCCCAAGAAATTGGCAACGATTGGAATGTGCCGGGCGCAAGCGGAATTGGGGCGAGACTGCTTCGCAACGATGGCTGCGCGGCCTGCGCCTGCCGTGCCGTCGCCAGCGCGATTGCGGATTGCTCCAGCGCCTGATACGCGATTTGGTTTTGCGAGGATGTATCCAGTTCGTTCGTGGTCGAGTTGACGGAAAGAAACTGAGATAGAACTTGGCCGAGTTGGTTCAGGTCGCCGGGCACGCACGAAAGGTCAGGGGGTGCGTCCGTCCAACTTAGATTTGCAACAATTTGAGTATTCGTGGGCATTTTAGAAGAACGTAATGTTCGTGTATATTGATCTTATTGAGTTGTCAACTTATGTAGGGGAAAATCTCAGGCCAAGTGTATGCTCCGTTGATATTGCAACCGATCTGGAGTTGTATGCGCGCACTTCCCGGCCCGCTGTCCACGTAGATGTGCGTCAACGGATCATACGTGCCATCGGCGTATTCGAGCACTTGGGTTATGACGAGTGTTCCCGTTTCGTCCACGTTGCCTCCCGCGATCTCTGTGTCTGTCAGCACATTCACGATGCGGATGGGCAATAGCTCGCTACCAGAGTATTCTCCTGCTGCAAAGAACCCGCTGAAATCGATCCAATCACCGCTCTCTACGAAGGAATCGGAGAGAACTTGGGTAACGCACTCCGGGCAATTCAGTATAGCGTTAGCCGCCGTATTAGCCGCTGCCAGTGCCGCGTTGTCCGCCGCAAGCTGGCTCACCACGGATGTTGCGGTTGCTTGTTCAATCACGCAAATCGTCTGGTCTTGCGGGCAACAGACACGGGCTGTGCGCGTGGCAATCCATCCGTAAATCGGGTTGCCATTGGCATCCGTGCCAATTCGCACCTTTCCATTCGGCGGTTCCTCTGGCGTAAATGGAACCTCATTATTGGTTCCCGGAGGCGCGATGTTGTAGCCGTAATCGTTAATCGAAGGGCAGCAATCAATCGGGTCGCAGTTATTGCCAAGGCACTCCGCGATCTGGCCATCTGGACGCACTTCAAAGCGGATGTTCAGTCTGTCCACCGTGAAACTGCCGATGCCGCTAACTTTGACCTGACAATGATGCCAGACATTTGCGGGCTGACTTGAGCCGGGCACGCACTTGTTGGATGGGACTTGCTGCAAATACTTCCGCGCCCATTGCGCCGATGCCGTCATGGGTCTATCGGGGGCTTCCTCGCACGTCTTGCGTGTGGCGCAATCGCATCCCGGTTCTCCGTCATCTACGAATATCCAGCAAGGCGATCCATCTGGCCGATACTCTACTGTGAACTTGGATGCACCGCGAATCGTCGAAAGCTCAATCACGCCGCCGTTGATAATCTTGGGCGCAAAAGCATTGGTGACTTCCTCCACGTTGCCAAACATCGAGGTCGTGTAAAAGCTATCGATTTTGCGTGGTTGCCCGTCAAAGAAATCGTCCCGATCCGAAAGCGTGAACTCGTAAAGCCGATTCCTACCGTCCCTGTCATACGAGAACGCGAAGCAACGGTTGGCGTTGCCGATAAAGCCCTGCGCGAACGCCCACGGCCTTACACCCGTCCAAAGTCCGTGCCAAACGGGTTCTCCGTCCCTTCCTGCGCGACTCATTGGATCGGCGTCGAATGTCACGACGCCCCGGCAATAGCGGTGCTTTCCAAAGCTGCCATTGTTCGGGCTGGAAATCAGCGGCGACGAACCGCACATCACCATGTTCTGCCAACTCGTCATTTGCGAGAACTCCAAATAATCCTTCCTATCAGGCTCTAGCCAGTAATTGACCTCGTTGGAAATAGGCGTTTGATTCCATCGCTGCGAATACTCGATGCGCGAGTTGCGATAGCTGGAAACGCCAGCTTGCGAACGGTAAAACATATCGCCGTTCAATCCCGCAAATGCGTGTGAAGATGAAAGCCCGGTGCCGATAAGTGCCACACGCTGCACCGATGTATTGATCCATTGCTCTCGCGGTTGCGACAAATCGAGCGACGTGAAGCCGTTCGTGCAACCTACTACCAATTCGTTTTGCCCTGTGCCCGTGTCCAGAAACGGCATCGCGTAAAGGCCCATAATGTCGCCCAAGAAAACAGGGGTGCCAAAGTTGCCGCCCTCTGCCCAATAAGTTCGCTCCGTGAAGCTCAAAATATCATCGGGCTTTGTCAAGGTGCCGCCGTAAGCAATGTCTCCAACGTAGATGCTGTTCTTGCCGTCCGCGCTCGCCACCACAAATCTGCCGTGAATGAAAGCCATGACGCTGCCCACTGGCATTTCGTCCTTGGCTAAGTTGGATCGTCTTGGCGGATTCACGCCATCCCAAAACAGCGGCGGATGGATGCCGTCTTGAATCGCCAACCATTGAAAGCCCTGCGCGAACCAAGTGTGCATGAACTGGCGCGAGTTGCCGTCATACAGTTTTTTGACGATGCCGCGTCGCCCGTTCACTTCAATGGTGAAGATGCGGCCACCGATACTTGCCACCAGCTTGGACGTGAGGTAGGACGGATAACCGTTGTAGAATGTAGCTCCCTGCCCGTTTGCGCCCTGAAACCACACCCGCTCATCGTCATTCTCGAACTCTAGCTCTATGTTCTGAATCGAGGGGCGTGTGCGGTTGTAATCCTCGCGGAAGAAGCGGTTGACTGCCTGATGCGCGTATGTGGCAGGAACAGAGTCCGGCGATCCGCCAAAGACCCCTCTTAGTTGTTGGTGCCCATCATAGTAATTGGGCATAGGTTCACGCGCCTAGACGGGTTAAATTACAGCGAACTTCATACACCTTGGATGATGCGCTTGTGTTCGATCCAAGGACAAGCTGGATGGTGTCGCCAACGGCGTATCTCCGCATTTCCTGCCCCCAAAGACTGACAACATTCTGATACGATCCGCGCTGCGCGTTGTTGTTCGACGCATTGCCTGAGTTCACAATAATTCCATTCACCGAAAGCGCGATGTTTGGCTTTCCGTTATTGGATTCGCTTGCGAGCGTATTTACAACCATCCCGCCAAAATCTGCCACATAGGTTCCGGCAATAAGACAGGTGAGCGTGACTGAATTGGTGACAGCAAACAGTCCCGCGACATTTCCAGCGGTTGTCGTGCTGTCGAACAGAAGATTCCCGATAATCAGTGGATTGCCAGAAACCGCACTGACATTCGGCGTATTTCCCGTAGGAGCAGGAGAAACCGCCGCCTCATAAAACGCGGCACACTGCGATCCCGTGTTAGCGATTGTGCCTTTGATCAACTGATTGCTGGCGTTCAATCCAACGATGCTTGTCAGCGTGCCCGTCGCAAGCCCCGTAGCCGTCACCGTGCCCGTGATATTCACATCGGCGGCGTTCAGTGTCGTGATGACGTTTGCGACGCCAACCGTGAGCGGATCAGGCACGGTGGCGGCTGGCAACGCGCCAAAGCTCAACTGCCCCGCCGCGTTCGTGGACATATACAGATTCGCAACGGCTGGCCCCGTGAGCGTCCGCATGATGTTGTCGCTGCCCTGAACCACCAAGTTCCCGAAAGCCGTTGTCTGCGCCGCCGTGAAATTGCTCAGTGGAACCACTGGCTCAGTCGTGAAGCCAATAAGCCATCCGCCGCTGCCAGTGGCGCGTGCTACCAGATAGCCGCCGTCACCGGGCAAGATTCGACGCTCGCAGAACTGACTATCCAGCCCCGTTAAATGGCGCAAAGTCGTGGCTGAACCGGGATCGGTGCAGGCAGCTTGGAAAACGACGTTTGCTGGCGAGCAGGGTGAGCAGGAGTCAGACATAGTGTTAGGTTGCTGGCAGTTTGACCGCTTTCAAATCTTCAATGAGTGTGCCGACAATCTGAGCGAGTTGCGGAAGCGTTACCGTGGCTGTATCGCAGGTTCTCAGTGTTGCCGGATTTGCAAATGTCGTGTAGCCCGTCTGCGTGTAGCCCGTGCTGATAAAGTTACTCAGCGGGCGGCTCGTAGGATAGCCCGCCGTTCCTGATGTCCCTAATACGCTGTTGGCTGGAACAGAGATTGTGTCAATCTTGATAAATGAAAAACTGCTAAAGTCGAGAATCGAACCCGCCTGAAAGCCTAGCTTGGCAGTATTGACGAAAAAAACATCATCGGCAAACGACAGCGTTCCGTAAAAGTCCATGCTTCCCGCAGACACATCAATATCCACGGGGTTGCCCGTAAAAACATTGGGCGCACCATCGGCAAGCATCGGTGCCCATTGTCCCGCTACGGTGGAATAGGCCACGTAGGGTTGCAAGGTATCCGACTGATACCCAAACTGCCCCTTAAACGCAGGCACCGCCGCCGCCCTTGCTACGGCATCGGCAAACACCACTGTCGCCAGTTGTGTCGCATTGACGTAAGCCATGTTCGCGGGCGTGATGGCGAGGCTGGTGGATGCCCCTGCGAGTGCTTCCGCGTTCGTTGCTATCTCAATGAGTCCCGCGAAGCTGCTAGTGGCTCCAATCGCCGCCAAGTTGAGTGGCGTGAGAATCTTATTATCAAGTGCCTTGCCCTGTGCCTCTGCATCCGTAGCAGTTTCAAGCACGCCGCGCTGAGTGGTGGTTGCATCCGGCAAGTCATCAATGATCTGCTGAATGTCCATCGTGAGCAGGACAGTGTTGTTCGGCGCATCCAGCGTCACAATCAGTGCGTTGTTGGCCGATGTGATGCCGCGAAAGTCGAACTCTGTGCCGTTCGTGCTATCATACACGCCGATCCCGGTGAGATTGATGTTTGCCGCGCTGTATCCAACCACGGGATTATCTGCCTGAACTACGGTGTAGTTGCAGTTGCATCCCTGACTCGATCCGCAAGTGTTACAGCATGACATAGTGGTTTATGGTTATGGGAATAGTGCGAGGATTTGAGCCTTTACTTCGTCCATGCGCTCGGTGGTGATGCCGGGAGGCGGTTCCGTCACGCTGCCGACAAGCACCTTTGCACGGTCGAACATCCCGCGTTTGATGAGTTCAACAAGGCCCGCAAATAACGGAGCCATGAGTCCGCCGGGAACGGTGGAAAACTCTTTGACGAAGATGGTTTCCAGTCCGGCGAGTGCGGTTTTGCGGACTTGGTTTGCCGCGTTATAAGCTAGAGATTCTTCGTGGGTTCTCATTTGATGATTTGAGCGGTGATGGATTGACCGTTAGTCCATGTGGCGTCAGGATAAAAAATCCCGTCATCTGATGCTGCATAAAGATAGGCGGTAACTGTGTTAGTGGTGACTACGATTGGCCCCTGCAAGGCTATCCCTGAACTGTCTGCAACCGGAAAATTAACAATAGCCTTATCGCCAGCCGCTGCACCCGTCACTGTAATTACGATTCCGAGTAAAGAGAATGCGGGGACTTCAACTCCATTCAATGACGTGCTTCCGGTGAAGCTACGAAGCGTTGAAAACCCGCCCGCTGCGTTTGGGGCGATGCCGAGAGCAGTCAGCACGCCCGCGCCCGTGGTCGTCGTAGACGGCGCAACGCCAGCCCCGCCGCCGATCATGAGCGCGTTCGCTGCGAGCAAGCCCGATGAGGCGATGGTGCCCGTTCCTGTGTAAGCGGGAATACCGCCGCTGGTGCCTGCTGTCAGCCCCGTGCCGCCTTTTGCGACACTTACGGGAGTTGCTATACTGGTTTCGGTTTCAGCGGGCATCAGCTTGGAGTGTCTGTGCTCACCATCGCGCTACCTGCCGTGATGGTGTAAGCGATTGCTGTTTTAAGGGTGCGCCCGCCATAGCCGCCGCCGCGCACGGTGTTCCCGTTCGCAAGCGAGGTTCCGTTGACGGTCACAGTGCCGGATATGGCCGTAATACTCCATCCGAGAACACCGGCTGGAATCGAGCCGCTGGCCGTTACAAGCGCAGGAGCAGACGTGTATTGATCGGAGCCAACATCGCCACCCGATGCCTCGATGAGTGTCAGCAGAGCGCAATAAATGCTCTGCTGAACTTCATTCGGTGTTTGCTCCTTGATGCAGTCGCATGATGTAAGAGCCATGATGGTTTATGCTCCCAACGCGCAGAGCGGATTGGCAAGTTGCCAGAGGATGAGTTGTTTCAACTCCGCCGCGTTCGCTTGAATCGGCGGGCTGATTTCGTGGATACGCACATAAGCGTCGTGCGCGTTTGCTTCGCTGTCGCACATTTCAAATGCGTCAAGATTCTCGAAGCCCTCCGCCCCAGCCACCGCGAGGCGTTGAAGCGAGTCGAGAACCGCGAGAAGGAACGTAACATCGGGTAGCTCCTGAAAGCTTGCCCGTGCGCTGCGTTCTTTGCAGGCCGCGACCTGATCGGTGTCGCGGATGGTGTTGCTTGTCCAAGGATTGCAAGTAGGAAGTGCCATAGTTTTGTTTTATAGGGGTCAACCCCCGCCGCCGCCCAATACGGCGGCGAGGGAATGACCATTCCGCTAAGAAGTGGCGCAAGAACCAGCCGAGTTCCAACCGCCGCAAGTGTATCTTTCCACCAAGGCTGGCGGGTAGAAGTCCTGTGCGGGACAGTTGTTTGTGCAATCCACCGAGCCAGTCGTGCTGACTTGCAGCGTAGCGCAGGCGCGGGTGACTCCACGAAGCGGGAAGCGACGGGAAAGAATGACGTGACCGCGTTGCCCAAACATGAGCGGTTTCGCCGCCTTTTTTAGCACCATGCGCCAGTATCCTTTGTTGCGATCTTGGTTGCATGGGGTGACTTCGTTTACTTCGTTGATCCAGCGCCATGTGCCGTCCCAAGGAGAGGCAGAGGCTTGGAAGTTGACGCCTGATCCAGCGGAGAGCGGCTGTTCGCCGTTCTGCGTTTCAAACACGGCATCGGTATCGCTCCAAGGAATGTTGAGGCTGAAATCAGCGTCCACATAGTCCTGATTGGTTTGCGAGAAGCAGCCTTCGCTGAGAAGCTGATTGCTCCACTGATACACGCGCTTGAGCACGCCGTTCGGGTAGGCCGGGTCGGTCGTTGTCCAGTTGTAGCGAAGCTGGAAGTAATCGTTCTTGAGTGCGTATCCTGCGTAGTGGGTGGTAGCCACGTAATCAGGATTGAGCGAAACAGGAGCGCGGAAACGGTTATCCTCGCGGCGATTCGTGTCATACAGCGGCAACGCACTGAATGTCTCGTAATCCGTCACCAGCTTGATCTCGCCTTCTGGATTGAAGGTGCCAAGCGGGATGCCGTAGTTGCGGATGCGATTCAGAATATCCGTGGAGAGCAGCGAAATGCTGTTTGGATTCACGGTGGAATCGAGAATGATATAGGTCGTGTCCACGTTGCCGTTGGAGTCCGTAGCAAACTCCCACTGGCTCTGCATAAGTGCCGGGGAACCGCCCTGCGCCGTAGTCGGATCGTAGCCCAACCAGCGGAAGGCGGAAAGCCCAACTTGATTGTTACGATAGAACTCGTCCATGACATCCGAGCGGATATACATGAGGTCTTTGTAAATCTGCTCAATCTGCTGATCGAGCGAGAGCGATGCGGCGAACATGGATTCGAGACAATACGGTTGAGTATTATACGAAATATTCATCAAACGATACCACTGATGGTTCGCGTTGCCGGGATTGACGACCTTGTTAGGAGGATCGCACGTTACCGCGCAATCCGATTGAAGCCCAACCATGTCTTGCCACAGGTTCAAATCCTGAAAGCCGAGACGCTGTTGAGCAAGTGTAGTGACGCGAGAAGCAAAGCCGCTGCCCACAGGGAAGCGACCGCCGTTTTTGATCATGCCGTCCCACACGCCTTGACGACCATTCAGCTTGGAGAAGATGGGGTCGAGGTAGTGCTGGGCTACGGAGAAGTGATTTGAAATATCGGCAGAACAGCCGATGGAACCGATTACTGATTCGCTCATAAGAGTAGTTTGTTGTTTTTGAGTTGATGTGTGAGTGACCGTTGATCGCTTGCGAGGGCGATCCCACTCAGACTTCATCTCTTGTAGTTCGCCGGAACTACCACTACTTACGGCTCAATCGAGAATCCGCTGATTGCACTATTTGTGCTACGCTGAATGTCCGTGTAAGCGAAATATCGCTTCACGTCAACATCTTTTTTTCTACCCCTTTACAGTTGGCCGCAGCAGCTTGCTCACAATCGAATCCACGTCAGCCTTATCAGGAGGCGTGGTGCCGCTGGGCACGGGCGTAGAACCGTTCAATGTGGCGATGAAACTGTCCCGTTCCGCCAACGTCTTTTTGGCTTCCGTAAGTTCATCGGACAATTTCTGGCGTTCACCTTCGACACGTTTGAAATGGTGGGCAAGCGTGTGTGTATGCGCGAGTGTGGAGAGCATATCGCGGGTGGATAATCCCTTTCCGTCTGCGCCGATGGCGCGATCCAACATTTCCCCCGTTTGCCTGCGAATATCAGGATCGGCCAGAAGCTCTTTGTGCGAAGCTTCGATCTCAGCGAACACCGAATCACGCTCTGACTTCAAGCTGGCGAAATACTGTTCCTGCTGTTGCTTTTGAGCGTTCCTGTTTTGCTCATCAAGTGATGCGCGAGTCTTGCGATGATCGGCGAGTGCCCGCGAGCGTTTGGCATCGAGATTCACAGCCTCCGTGTGAGCGCGTAAAAAGCGGTCACGGGACAGCGCGGGCATTGAATCCGCCCACTCTGCGAACTGCTCTTTATTCCAAGAAGCGATTGCCGAATTGATGTCGGCTGGTTCAACGCCAAGCTCCTTCAATTCTTCAACCATGATGCCAGCGGCCTCTTGGATGCCCGGCTGAAACTGCGCTTGGAAAGCAGGGCTTTCGCTCAAGTCAGCGCGGGATGCACGTTCATCGGCCTCCAGTGCGCGCTTCTCTGCCGCCGTCAGCTTTTCCTCAAACTCCTTTGGAATCGGGTTCTTTTTGAACGTGTCGTATTCCTCACGAATCTTCGTCAATTCAGCCTCGCGTTCAGCCGCACGTTTCTCCGATTCCTCCGCTTTCTTGCGAAGATTGGCGAAGTTGATTTCCTTGTCGTCAGCGGGTTTATCGGGAGCCTTTTCGGGCGGTTTCTCCTTGGGCTTCGCGGGCTGTTGCTGCTGGATTTCAGGCAGCTTTGTGACTTTGGGTTTAAGCAGATTCCCGACAACTGCATCCACCTGTTCCGGCGTCATTACCGATGGCGTTTCCGCTGGCGGTGGAGTGGCGGCTGATGTTTCTGTTGCGGGTTTCGTTTCGGTTGGTGCTTCGATGGTAGCGTTCATATCAGTTGTATTGGTTTTGTGGTTGGGTTTTCTTTTTGTTTCAAAAATGTTGCCGCCCATCTTCCCATCAAATTAGATAACTCAGAGCTTTTCCCTGATACTTGATGACTGGCTGATTGATTGGATTCAAAAGGAAGGTGGCCGGTAGCTAGTTTTTGAAGCGTAGGATCGGGCAATAATCGAACTCGCTCGATATGCTCCATCCAAGAGTTGGCGTCTGATATTGTGTGGATGATCATAATTTATTTCTTGGGTTGATTTTCTGTGTTTGGGTCTGCGTAAAGCTGGTGCGTTGTCACTTGCGGTTCTTCCGTCTTTAATTTCCCGATGGTTTTCAGGAAGTGCAGGCAACCGATCCAGCCCTGCATCTTTCCTTCGTTGCGGATGATGGATGTTGGATCGCCGCTGATAATTCCCATCGGCATTTCTTCGCGGGCACACTCGATGATATGCGCGAATGTCGGATCGGAAATCATGGTGATGACTTTTGGCCCGATGTGTGAGTGGAGTTCTTTCTTGGTCATTTCTTTTTGGGTTTGGGTTTTTTGGCTTCTGCTTTCTTCATTGCGGCGGCTTTCTCTTCGGCTGCGCGGAGTTCTTGCGCGGCAAACGCCTCATTGAGCGTCAGGTCTTGCGCGCTCTGCGCCTCTTCATGGAATAGCTGTTGGCGTTTCTGCTCGTCCTGTTGCTGCTTGGTCATCGCGTGATCCATTTCCTTCATCTGCGTTCTCGCCTGCGTAGTGACAGCGAGATTGCCGAGCTTGGCCTGATGCGCTTTTTCTTTCAACGCCATGTCCTGTTCGGCTTGCGCCTGTTTGATCTGCATATCCTGCTGCGCTTTCATCATCTCAGGCGTCATCTGCGGCTGCGCCTGAACATCTGCTTTCTGAACATCTTCTTCGAGCGATTGACCCAACTGTTGCAAATTATGCAACTGTTTGGTGATCTCCGCGACTACCTGCTCATACATCGCTGGCGCGGTTCCTGTGCGCGGGATGGATGCCATGAGTTGAACGTGTTGCCCTACGTGCGCGACGCCAGCCGCCATGAGGTTGCTGAGCTTCTTGGCTCCCTCCAAGTTTTGCGGCCCGATCCCTTGCTGCATCAACTGCGGAATCATCTGCGCGGCCTGCGAAAGAAGCTCCATGTGCTTCGCAACGTGCCTTTCCTGATCTTGGAATCCAAACGCAATGGGCGGCTGTCCGAGTTGAATCAGGTTGTTTTCGTTGTCAATTTGAACTTCGTCCTGTCCGGGTTGCGGTTCTGCTTCCTCCACAAACGCCGAGATCATTTCGACGCCCTTGAGTGCGGCGGCAATTTCTTTGCGGGCGTTCAGTTGCCCTTTACCGGGCGTAGCAATGCCCATGAGTTCCTTGCCCTTCATCAAATCCAGCGCGAGATCGCCACTGCCGATGTTGCGATTTGCCCGCACGCATTTCACGTCCATCAATTCGCCGTCCGGGATACCGCGCTTGGCGCATCGGTCACGGAATCGTTTTGCCACTTCGCCGCCGCCCCACGCTGGCGGATACTTGCTCGCGGGTTGCGCGAGACGCCGATACATCTCACTGAAAAGCACGTCCAAGCCGACGCTGCGATACACCATGATTTGTAGCGTGGAGAATTGCGCTCTGTCCGCACGATCCGCCGTTACCTGCGTTGCTGTTGGCTGTTCGCCAGTCGTCGTTTTATCGTTCTGCGGAGAGATACGAGTGTTTTCCGCGAGCAACTGACTGCCCATGCCGACGATGGAAAGCGCACCTTCAATATCCGCCTGAAAACGAACCTGCTCCAATTCCAGTCCGGGAGCCATGATGCCTAGATGCGTCATCGTGATCTGATCCAGCTTTTGCGTGTCCGACTCGCTCATTCCCTTAAACATGAGCATATTTGAAATAACCGCCCCAGCCGCCCCTCGGTTGAACATCAAATTGTTCAAATGACACCCGTCAAAGATGAGATCGCCAAAGCCCTTTACGCCGTGCCAGTCGCACTCCGGCCCTGCGTTATCGGCGAACGGAATCAGCACTTGCTGCCAGCGTTTTGCCACTTTCAGCTTGTCGTAAATGAATGAATCCGCGTCTTTCCTTTTCGCCAATTCATCCGCGCCAAGGTTGCCGAATAAATCCGTGAACATGGAGTGCGTGATCGTGCCGTCAAACTCCTTGGTGAACATGTGAATGAGTCGCACGGGCTGAAACTCGCTCAGTAGCCATGCGTCATTATTGCGAATCTGATTCACCCATTCCGCGTATCCTGTGTATCTGTTTTGTGACACAAGTTCTACGTGTGCGTAGAGGTTTCTCAGGATCGCGTTTTCGTTCCAGCCGGGCAGCTTTCGCTTGGCATAAAGATCGGTCACTGACATTTGATCCTCAATCCACATGGCCGATGTGTTGTCCATCGAAAGCCGGGTGCCATCCGGCAACAGCACGCGCCGTGTCGGAATCATCTTGAACCTGAAATCAATGGAGTCTGGAAAGAAAGCAATGCCAATGCCGTAAAGCCCCATTTGCGTATCGCGTGCGGCGGTTTCGAGGATGTATTGATTGCCCTGCTCGAAATCGGGGTTATCCCACCGACGAATTGCCGAGTTCATTTCTTCCGTGAGCACCTTGCCCCTGCGCTCCGCTTCCATCGGGTCATCGTGCTCCGCGAGCACTTCCACGTAGCCATCGCCCTGCGCCGCCATCGCCATCCATGTATTGCGATACGTGTCCACTTTCGCCTGAAATTGTTTCGTGTTAATGTTGGGCATATCCGCCATGCCATTGCGCTCTTGTGTAGCTGGTGGAGTGGGCGGAAACCCGGCGTAGATGCCCGCAATATCCGAGAACCGTTGATCGCGCTTCAAGTTGGAGTCCTTCGCTTTCTTGTAGGCCGACCACGCGGCTGTAATGGTGGCGACGCGGCGTTTCGGTGGCGTTCCCTCTGCGCTGATTGTTTGAACGCTCAGTGGCGTCGTGTCGGCTGGTGAATTGTTATCGCTCATTTTTTTGTAGAAGATGGATGGAAACTAAGTGCATTGCCCCGCATAGGGCGAAAATGTAGAGCGGCCACCCGTGAAGTGTTCCGCCTGTATAAAACCAGATTGCCGTGCCCCAAATGCTCGACATACACGCCGGGCAAACGAACAGCGGTTTGCATAGCTCGCGCGGCAGTAGCTTTTCCGCCATGTCCGCTAGTTCACCGAATATCATACCCTCAGCGCACGCTGCCCACAGCCCGGAAATGAAAAGGACACCGATAATTAGTTGTTCAAAGAAGTTCATTTTTTCCTCCCTCCGCACGAAGAACAGCCGCCCGTGCTCCTTCGCATTGCTGGCGCGTGAAAGTGCGTGTTGCCAGTGCAAACAAAGCGCGGGAATTGTTCGCAGGCGATTTCATCCAGTTCATCCTCAGTCGGTGCCGTGAGTCCGTTCGCGCTGCAATACGTTTGCACCTTTGAAACCCATTGACTAAATGGTTCGTGAGCGGTGCGCCACTCTACCATGTGCTTATTCCCGGAACGCCATTGAACGGGCGTTGAAGGAACCATTGATCTGTTTTTGATGCGCGCCATAGCTATTTAGATGACCAACTGCCTAGATTATGAGCATCGTGGAATATCAACGTCTCAGGATATTTCTGCTCACAATATATGTAACGCTGGTTTAGTAATGCGGTCGTGTAATCGCAATTCTCGATAATTGCAAGCCCGGTTCTGTGCCCGTTGATCGCGTGATTCGATGATGTGACCTGTCCCGGCGTCCACAGCGCGGCGATGATGCCGATCATGCGCCCGTTCTTAGCGGATGCCATAAAAGTGTTATCAATAATCGGCACGGCGCGATGGAGTGCCACATCCTTGCGGAATGGCGAGCGCATCCCTGCCACAAAATCAAACTTGTCCCAAATCGGCAGCGAATCGAAGGGATTCACCGGCTCCGCGTCGGCGTCCACGTAGAGGCCACCGTGCTCTTGTAGCAGCAGCACGCGTAAGCGATCCGTGATGAAGGCGGTGCGCTCGCCTTTCGATAGCATATATCGGATGTAGGGGTCTTGGCCGTAAGTTTCGAGCAGGCGATTGCCATGCAACGTGGTTTCCCAAGTCGGATTCATCGCAGCCATCGCTTTGCACCAAGCGGCTTCGCGCTCAGGGATGGGATTGTTGCCGATCCAGATTTGGGAGATTATGCGAGGAACGCTCATTTTTGTCTCCAATAATTGATCGTTTGCTCTTCGCCTTCACGCGATGGAATCTTTAGCGACGTAACGGGCGATGCGCTCTCGCTTCCAACTGCTCCGCCCCATTTCAGTTTGTAGTAATCCATGTTTCGGATGAAATACTTTGCGTGCCCCCGATCTTCGCCCTGATGAATTGTCCGGCTCCAAAAGTGAAAGTAGGCCGCGTGGCTCAGCCCGCATGACTTTACTCCTGCAATGTTCGCCCTTCGCGCAGCATCGTTATCCTCGAAATAGCCATTGGGCCAGAAGTTCACATCCGCGTAGCCGATTTTTTCAAACACGCTACGTTTGAAAAGCGCGAGATTGCGAACGTCTTTTAGTGAATCTGGTTCGATGTTGTCTGCGTGAAAGTCCTTGTGAAGTTCCCACGGTCTTGCGCTGAAATCGGTAAATACCAGCCCGTCGCCTTGGAAGTATTGGCGAACCTCTGGATACCGCTCGACAAGTGCCTTGGAATCAAATTGCGAGGCGCAAATCCACTCCCAATCGGTTGTCTCGGCACACTCAATCATGCTGTCCAATGCGCGAGGATACGGGATTACATCGTTGCCCATGATAATCACGTTGTCGTAATCGCCATTCACCCATGCCGCTTCAAAAATGTCATTGATGCTGCCAGCAAATCCGATGTTCGCGTGATTCTGAATGTATCGGATACCGCGCTCGTTAAGAAACGCCTGCATCTGCGTATCGTCTGGGCGCGCAATCACGACGAGAATATCCGCCTGCTTGGTGAGTGTTTCTTGGATGCCGCGCAAGGCCAGCTCTAGGAACTCAAGATTCCCATAGGATACTATTCCAATTAGTGTTTTCATGGAGTCAAAGAGTGTGTTCGTTTGAAAGTGATCTGATTCTTACAGCCGCTTCCGGCGTGAGGCCAGTCATGCTGATAGTGGTATTCCTCAATGCACGGAGCGGTAAGCGAGCACGAAAGATGATTCGGCCCGCGCCTATCAATGATGCGCGTGTCCACCTGTCTGTCATTGTTCTCCACAATGTAGGTGCATGGCAGTTCGTGCCCCGTGACGTAAAGCGCGGCCTCGAATAGATGCCCATTTTCGTATGCGCCATCACCGAGGAAGCACCAAACACGCTCCTTGCCTCCCGCGTCCTTAATCGCCTTCGCAACGCCCGCCGCGATGCCACAGCAACCGCCGAGAATCGCGCTCTGGTAGATGCGTAGTTTCTTGCTGAACACGAACATCGAACGATCCTCGCGGATGTGAGACTCAAGCTCCCCTTCACTCATGCCTTTCAGTAAATTGTGATAATGCGAACGGTGACTTGTGAAGATGTAATCCTCTGGCTGGATGCGCTGGAAAATCTCGATTAGCTGATCCTCGTTTCCGCCGCTGAAATGCAAGAGAGACGGCAGTTCGCCATCTTCCCATAATTTCTTCATGCGAAGCTCGAAGGCGATCAGGGATTCTTTCGTGTGAAGATTCATGTCAAATCAATGCCGCGATCTGCCAGTGTTCCTGAAACGGTTGTAATTCGAGAACAAAATCCAGAGTTTTCGGGAAACGTGCCCGGAATCATGTCGCTGAATACTCCCCTCATTCCATTCAGATTGTCGAATACCCGGCTTATCAAGTGTTGTGCTTCTGTGAACATTTTTGAAATGTCCGCCGAGCATCTTATGCACCCGTATGCCCTGATGTATTTTGCAATCCTGAGTTTGTAATAATAGCGTTTCATTTCATTTTTACCATTACCCTTCCGGCCAGTCCCTTTCGCACAAGGTCAATGCCATCGTTAATTTCTGCCAAGCCGATTGTGTGCGAGACGATGCTTTTCAAATCGAGCCTGCCAGCGCGCCACAGGTTCACGTAGCGCGGAATATCCAGATGCGGACGGAAGCCGCCGCCCTGCGTGGCGATGATTGTCTTGCCCTCGCCACAAAACATATCGAGTGCGGATAGCACCCTGAACGACTCATCCGGCTTTGGTTGCCCTACCATGATAAACCTGCCACCGCCAGCAAGTCTGCGTATGCCAGTCTCTATCGCCTCGATGTTTCCCGTGGTATCAACTATCACATCATACTTTAGATTAAGATGCACTGAACTTTTGTTTATATTAACATATCGCGTGGCTCCGCTTTTCATTGCCGCCTCCCGCTTGTCATCATTCACATCACACGCCATGATCGGATAAGCACACGCTAGTTTTGCGGCCTGAATGAGATTCGTCCCCACCCCGCCGCATCCAATAATCAGGATGCTCTCGCCAAACTTCAACTTGGCTTCCTGCTCAATCGTGCCAAGGGCCGTGCTGAGTCCGCAACCGAGTAGGGCGCATAGTTCGTCAGGAACATCGTCATCAACCTCGGTAACACGATTCCGGCTGATTACGGCGGATTCCGTGAGTGTCGTGATGTGACCGCCGCCAACTGTGTTTCCGTCTTTGGTGTCGTATCGCGCTGGCATGAAGGCTTCCGCGCCGTCTCCCTTCCGCCAGTGGCAGACGACTTTCTTGCCAAGCATCTGCACGCTGACTCCCGCGCCCACTTCGCGCACGATACCGCTGCCTTCGTGCCCTATGAGACGCGGCACTGGTGCCTCTGGATTCTTTGTGCCTGAAATCTCCATGAGTTGCGCCCCGCAGATGCCGCTGAGATTCATGGAAACGCGCACCTGTCCCGGCCCGCACGTTTTCTCGAAAGACGTAGCGCAGTGCTCCAATTCCCATATTTCCAGCGGGGCGTTGATTTGTGTTAGGATTGCGGCTTTGTGCATATTTTAGAGTAGGTCTTTGCTCTCGACCACCATCGAGCTTCCGATTCCCTCGCGCTGATCGTGCATGGCGACGTGATATGCGGCCTCAACTTCGCCCGGCGTAGTCACGCGATACACTGGCATCCTGAGAATCTTACGAAAGGCTTCTGACATATCCTGAACGTGGGTTGGCCCCGTGAACAGCGGCTTCGTTTTGTTGCCGACAACCACGCGCACGATGACGCATGGATTCCACTCGCCACGGCTAATCTGCTTGGCCTTGTCAACGTGGTTGACCAGCGCATCGAAGCAGTTGCCGATGAAATCCATTCTTTCCAAGAACACCAGCGGGCGCAAGCCAGCCATTGCCAGTCCCATGCCGATGCCCATCATCAAGTTCTCTGCAACAGTAACCTCAACAGTCTTTTCATTCGAGAACATCTTGAGCGTTCCGTTGCCGCCTTTGCCGTCGCGCAAGCCATAGCCAACGATGCGAGCCAGCGGATCGGCGTTGAACTGCGTCATTGCGGCGATGAGTGCTTTTTTGTAGGTCATAGCCATCCCTCTCTTCCTGCAATTTCAAACAGATGATGTTCACTCGCGCACTGTTCGATAAACGGCATCCTGATTCTTTCCTCCGTGTCCAAAAGCACAATCCGCTTGCAGGAATTTCCGCGATGATGGTTGTGCGTGTTCAGTGTCGGCCACATCGGCCCCGTTGCGATCATGATGTGATGCGCGCAGCGAGTGGAAAGCGCGCCGATCTGTGTCAGCAAGTAGCCGCAGTCCCGCGTGCATGGCAGGTCGTCCACTTTCTCAGTCGTGATGACGCTGTGATCCTTGGCGAGTTGCCGGATGAAGCTGTTCAGATAGCCGCTGCCATGCTTTGCCATCGGCGCAAACTGCCCACTGTGCGGTTCTGAATTTACCAAAAGGAAGGCGTATTTCTCATCACTAATCGCAGCGGTTTCCAGCGCGGGATAGTCGAATAGTAAATGCTCACGAATAGTAAATGGAGATTCACCAAGTCCAAGGCGATGCGTTGTCCATGCCGCGTGCTCCAAGTGAAACGCGCTCCAATTCCAGCGATTCGCAGACTTCACCCAAAAGTCCGCGTGGTTTTTCCACATATCGCATGATTCGGCCCGATGCCCCTTCCAAAGCGCAGACTCGAAATCGTGTAGCTGGATGTTGGCGACATCTTCAACCATCGCCGCAAGCTGCGGGATATTGCAGGCGTTGGTGAAAAAGTTTAACACGATTCCTTCGTTCCGCTTAGCCAGCGCACGAAGCAAGTGCAGCGAGATCATGCTATCGCCAAGATGGAATTTGTTGTGCGTCCAGATGTTTTTCATATCCGCCAAATGTCATACCTACCCGCGTCATTTTTCTTCGTGCGAACTTCTATTCCTAGTCGGTGGGCAAACCCGATGATGCGCTGGCGATGATTGCCCGTGTCCACCGTGAACGAAAACCCCGGCTGACAATTCCGAATTGCTTCACGCGCATTGATTATCTCGCCGAAAGAAGTAATCGGCGCGGCATCTGGCATCGGCTTTTCTGAATATGCTGGAAGCTTGCTCATCGAAATTCTATCGCACTATTTGCTTGAGCGCCCAGTATTCAGGATTTGCGAGAGCACCAACAATATACTCAAGGTTAAGGCCAATGGCGCCAATCGTAATTGCGACTGTGATTCCCAAAACTAACCATGCCAACGCCCCTCCTTCTTGGTTCCACTCGGAGTATGGGTATTGATTTTCTTCGGTTTTCATCGGAACAGTGGTTTTTCGACACACGAGCTTGTATGCCCAAATAAGCAGCGCGCACCACGCGGCGCAGACAAACAGGTTGGTGATTCCGCTGATTGCGGCTTGGCGTATCAAGACGCCCCATAGGTGTTCAGCGGTTGTTCCTAGTTTTTCCGCAAGTTCGCGGATGAGTTTTTCGGATGCTTCGTTCATGGATTTAGCAAATAACACATTCATTCAATGCACGTCAATCTTTTCTTTACCTAAATTTTCATCGTGCATATTTTCAACGCCGATGAAACAAATTATCTTACTCGTTCAAAATCAAGCAGACGTTGCCGCGCTTCCCGCCGCCTCGTCTGAAATCAAGAAACTCGGCACCGAGGGCGTCTGGCTCTTGTTCAGTCCGGCCATTCTCACCGATACTGCCACCGCATCCCGCGAGCACGACATTGCCATTCGTGACATTGAAGGCGCGATGAAGGATTGCGCGAACCGTCTCGACTTCGCCGGGGCTGCTGCCTACAAGCTCAAGCTCGATGGGGCAATTTTGGACAAGGCCGAAAGCGTAAAGTCCGCCTACAAGCGGTTGTCCAAGGAAGATCAGGACGCCGCCTACTCCCGCATCTTCAACGCCTTCATTGATAGTAAGCCGTGCCAGAATATCAAGATCACTCAACTATCTGACCACTACGAACCCTCTAACTGGATCGAACTGCTCAATAGCATGAAGTCAGTTTGGTTTGCTCCGTTCACGCCGGGGTCGTTCTCCGTGGCTTGGGCATCCAGCTTCGTGGGAATGTCGAAGGCAGCACAGCCCGTGAAGGAGACGGTGAAAGCACAGCCTGCACCGCCTTCAGTTGCCGCCGCGCCAGTGCCTGCGCCAGTTGCCGCTCCTGCTCCTGCGCCCGCGCCAGCGCCGTCCACGAAAGCTCCCGTATCGCCCCAAAAGAAATCCGCATCTGGCCTTGTAACATCCACCGCTGAGTTCAAGGCCATTCTCGCAATGGGCGTTGAAGGCATGGGACAAGAAGCCATTCGCCTCGGCATCAATCCAAACGGGATGCACCGGCTCACGATTGCACACGCGCTTTACAGGAAGAAGCACGCGGCGGTCGCATGAAGTCCAATTTTAGACCGGGTAGCGTTCAGTGGCTTGCTGAGAAGCAAAGGATAAAAGACAGGAAATTGGCGTGCCGAAAAGCCGGGCGCGAAAGGAAGAAAAAGAATCGCAAGATCAAGCTCGCTGCCGCAAAGAAAGCGGCAAGGCGGGCCGCGCAGGGCAAGTTTGCCCCTTACCCAGAAAAGGACACCACAAGGGACGCCCCGGAGCGTTACGCCCCTGCGCCCCGCGAAGATGAAGGACGCGAGCAGGACGAGGCACCTGATGAGCCTGCGGAGGATGAGTATGAGCCGTTGCCCTGTATCACAACGCTCTGGACGCCCTCTGCCGCCGCTGAATTGCTCTACCAGAAGCAATGGGAAGCTCTGGCCTCAAAGATTAAGCAGAAAGAAGGGCGCGCAGCCAAGCCTTACGAGATCATCCTGTCCACCTTCGGCTCGCTGCCGCACAAGCACCCGCTGAAATGGGAGTTTCTGGTTCTGTGCTGGCAGTTACAATGGCCGGACACCATCAAGTTTGAGAATGATGGCGTGCTCAATAGCTGGCTTTTCCGAATGGCAAAAGGCTTTTGCTGGGGAAAACGCCTGACATTTCTTGGCTGCGGATCGAGCGGTAAAACCCAAGTATCTGCCGCTTATGGATATACCATGTGGAAAGCGCGCCCGTTCAACACTTCCGTATTCCTGTCCACTACCTCTGCGGAAGCTGGCGAATCGAGAACATGGGGCGCGGTAAAAGACCTGCACAAAGCGGACAAGTTCAAGATCGGAAAGCGAATTGATTCACTTCACTTAATCACTTTGGACGAGGAAGTGCGCGATGATGACGGCGTGAAGGAGCGCGATTTCCGGGACGTAATCAAGTGCATCAACATCAAGCCCGGTCAGGAGGGAAAAAACGTGATGGCATCCATCGTGGGCCGCAAGAACGACAATGTGATTTGGCTTTGCGATGAACTTCCATTTATGGATATTGGCGTGCTGTCCGCTCGCGTGAACTTGAACACAAACCCGTTCTCGCAGTTCATCGGCCTCGGCAATGCGCCGGAAGAGGGCGACCCGATGTATATTGATGCCATGCCGTTTGGCGAGAAATACCCGGACGGCTGGCGTTCCGTGGACAAGGACACAGAGGAAAGCTGGCCGACTGAATCCGGCCTTTGCCTGTATTTCAATGGCGCAAAGTCTCCAAACTTCAAAGTGGAGGGCAAGACGCCGTTCCCGAAGTTGATGAATGAGAACTTCCGAAAGGAGATTCTGGCGGATGCGCGAGGCGAAGATACGCCGATGTATTGGAAGCAGTTCTACGGGTTCCCGCCATCCGTGGATGTTTCCGACAAGATTCTCTCCGTGAAGCTCATGGAAAACTGCGGTGCTTTTCAGAGTATCATCTGGCAGGATAACGAGCAGAAAACCTACGCTGGCCTTGACCTTGGCTTTCGTGCGGGTGGCGATCCCTGTGTCATCGTATTCGGCAAGCTGGGCAGCGGGAAGCATGAGGACGACATAGACGGAAAATACAAGAAGATGCTCGGCTGCGAGCGGGACGCCTTCGCGCTGGTGCCAAAGCAAGGCTCTAGTGAGGCTTTCGAGGTTCAAATCGCCCTCATGGTCGTTGTGGAGTGCAGGAAGCGGCAATGCCACGAACTTGCTCTGGATGTGACGGGCGACGGCGGGATACTGCTTCAACACATCGAGAGAGAGGCGCGCAATCAGAACTACACGCTGAATGTGCTTGCTGTGTCATTCAGCGGTATCGCAGAGAATCGCATTGTGATACCGGGCGAAAAGCGTAAGGCGCGTGAAATGTTCGCCAGCATGGTTTGCATGATTTGGGGAACGGCTCGCCTTGCGGTAATAAACAAGGCCGTTGGTGGCATTAATAGTCAGAGCAATATCTCCAAACAGCTTTGCGCTAGGAAAATGGGAACCGATGATCGTAAAAGGATGACCATTGAAAAGAAAAGCGATATGAAGCAGCGTATCCGCCGCTCGCCGGATCACGCAGACGCCTTTTGCCTGCTTTGCCACATAGCTACGCGCAACGGTCTATCTGGCTACTCCCCTCCAATGCCCGCCAAACCGTTTAATCCAGAAACCTTTTTGCACGAACAACAGCCAAAGCGATACGATGCTCACACGAAGCAGACTCGGTATGCAGGGCGTTAAGTGATTTTTGCAAACTCGCCGTGGACTTGCTGTGAAGCGGCTTGGTATGCGGCAGAAGCGGCTTCGATGGTGAGGAAGAGTCCGAGATACTTGGACTTTCCGTTAATTTTGATCATCGCCATATATCTTCTTCGATGAGGACTCACTCCCTTAACGCCGAGCTTGCTGTTTTTATTGCTGCCGCGATTCATTAAGTTCTGCGAAGGTGTGGCGACCCGCAAGTTTGCGCGTCGGTTGTCGAGTCCTTCTCCGTTGATGTGATCGGTGTGCATTTTGCGAGGCGTCTGAATGATGTGGGCGTGCATATAAATCTTCGTCTGCTTCGCACCATCACGGTCATCGCGACAAGCGTAAAAGCGATTACCGTGAGCCTTATCTGCATACCACCTGAACTGATTCAACGCCTCAAAATCCTCGTCATCTACTAGCGCGACCTTGCCCTGTGTTAATTGTATCGTTTTCATTGTTTTTGTCAAAAGGTGCCCTATCGGTGTTAAGCCTGCGCTCGAAAGAGCAACAGCACCGATGGGCATTTGTTTTTGTTCATCCGGCTTAATCGGACAATCAGCGTGTGCTGATTTATCTAAAATACACTTCTCCTAGAGACTGGCAAGAATAATTCTCTACCCCTTCTCCCACTCCCAAAAAAGCTCCGTCATCCACGGAAACATCGGATGCTCGCCTCTCTTGATCGCCATAGCGTGCTCGAACACCGGCATCCCCTGATACGAATGTGCAATACCGTAACCGCCCCAAGTTGGCAAATCCCCCATCACTAGCGGCACTTCCGCTACCCTGAAACCAGCCTCGAACGTCCCTTTGTCCCCCATAAAAAGCCGGAACCACGTATCCGCGCTCTCGTTCATCCAGCCCGTCCACCTAAGCCCCATCCAAGCCGTTTTCTTGTCCACCACGAATTGGCCCGTCTCCCATTCGATCCCCGGCAAAAGACCGCAGTATGTGTATCCCCAACGTGACGGGTGACACGGCTTTACATCATGGAAAAACAGGTTTCCTACGCCAAGCAACGGTGTCGGGTCGCTCACGGGAAAGCAATCCGCATCCAAAAACAGCACCCTCTGCCACGGGCAATGAACTATCGCATAGTTCTTTAACAGCCATCCACTCATCTGCCGCACTGGATGCTGTTTCATCACCAGATGCGCGTCCACCAACTCCACGCCCAGCGCAGTGAACCGGGGCTTGGCCGAATCCGGCATCTCCACTTGCCCTAAATACCACACCTGAACGGGCAACTGACACCCCAAATCCCGTAGCCTCTTGCACAGCACCCAAGCCCAAGACAGATACTTGCCACCACCCGCTATCACAATGCCATCGCCAGCGCACTCAGGACAATCGCTATTGAGCAGCCCGCGCTGCTTGACGTGTCGCACCATCGCCCCGCACTGCTTCTCCCCATACTTCGTCAATCCAACGCAATCCCGGCTTTGCGTTTGTGCAAGCGTAGCCATCAAATCGAATACGTGTTCACGGTATGCACCAAGGCAGCTTCAAGGCACGCCAGAAACTTGTCCTCTTGCTCACGCAAAAGAACCTCGTCCGCAAGAGCATCAAGCTCCGCATCCGTCAGGTTCGCCGTTACTATGTCTATGGGAAGTTCCATGAACACGTTTATTATCAATACACGTTGAGTTGTCAACCACGAAATTGTTTGACACGTTTCCGCGTCTTGGCGTATTGCACAGACAGTTCTAATCGCGGGTTAATTCATCGGTAGAAATTCAGGCCCATAACCTGAAAGCAGCGGGTTCAATTCCCGCACCCGCAACCAACTTTCGCCAGTCATGGGGTCTTTGTGGATTTTCATCCTCGTGGCTGGCGTTTCTTTTTGCCCATAAAACAGTATGGCATGGTTGCCATACCAGTGAAAATAACCTGCTAAAAAAGCAGCACTTCAAAAGTATTTTCCCCTGTTGGAGAAGAATAATCTTGACACAAAAACTTTTTCTCTCACACCTCGCGTGCTCATTTAAAACGCAAGCCAGCTTCAACCATCTTTAGTGAGCTTGCGAACGCTTAGCGGAGTGAAGCAGTCACAGCCAATACCAGACAGCTTTGTGTCCAAGTAATCATTGTTCCTACGTGATACATCGTATCCACAGCAGACTCAGAACAAGGAACACAGCCATATCGCAGGAACAAGGCTGATCCAAGGATAGCAATAGGTTCACAAGCAAAATCAGCTTTTTCCGTTTTTGAGGTAAAATCTATACGTGGGTTCCTACGTAACTACGCATCCGCTAGTCCGCCCCCTCCGCCGGGGTGGGGTCGCCCTCCTGCCCCGGCAAAGGGATTGTTTGCCTCCCGGTGCCTGATTGAGCACAGGACGCGAGCACTGGCCTGCTACGTGCGTGCAGCAGGCATGGCAGCAGCAGAGCACGACCAGACCAGAGTAGTAGCAGACACGCGAGCAGGCCGGATCTGGGTGCGAGCATACGAGCAACCTAGCGCGAGCCGCGCAAGTGGCTATGTCTCAGGCCATTGCTTCACAACATCCGACA